TTGCGAATCGCATTTTTAAATTTAGCCATTTAGTTAAGGCTCCTTTCTACTTCTAGTCTTGCCTGTAGATCAAGCAAGTAAATGTAATAGTCTTGATCATTGACATCGTTAAGGCTCGGTGTCTCAACTTTCAACGACAAGAATGTGTAAGAATTGTTTAAACTTGGTAATTCAAGACCGATTTTGGAAAGCTCAGTGTTGATTTTCCAAAGAGTAGCATTGACTTTCTGTTGGTCTTTGGACTTAATGGCGATTTCATAAGGCAGCGACAGAATCTGTGTGCCAGCCATGTCTTCGTCTTCAACCTTGCCACCAGGTAAAGCGTATATTACCAAGTCTTCATCTTCGTTTAGGTAATCTAGTCGAGGTGTCAGTGGCAAGCCTAGACCAGCTAGGAAATCTTTTAACACCTCTGAAAAATCATTATTGTTCACTATCTAACTCCCATTGCTCTGATTGCTACTTGCCCCCACTGCTTGCTGTGTTTAGCAGCAGCCTTTTTGTCCCAACGCCCACCAGTGCCGGGCTTTGGTTTCTGTGCTAGCAGTCTGTCCTTGTTTGCAAAGAAAAACTTACGTTGTTTTTCAGAAAAAAACAGCTTAAGCCTACGATTGTAGAACCTAATTCGTGCATAAGGTGTTGACCATACCAACGTATCAACATTAGAGTGTCCGCTACCTCGCAAGTGACCGGATTGGACTGGCGTGTACTTGTTCATGTCCAAGAGCATTTGATTACTCATGGCAATCTGACCACGTCTGACCGCTTCAGGGCTGCATTTCTTTTCAAGCCCCTGCAAGTCTACCTTGATAGTTACATCAGCACCCATCAAATCACCTCAACTTCATAGCATAGAATCGTATGCTTAAACGGATGATATTGAGGGATAATTTTACGGATGATGTAGTCTCGGTGAGTGTCGTTTACTCTACCATTCAACCAACTATCATCCAACTCAATAGGTGTATATTTCGGATAAATCATAAGGACCGAGAAATTATTCTCGTTACGATTTTGACCACTGCCAGTGTGAGATACAGCCCTATCAAACCTTACATACTTCAATATGATGGGGTCTGAATAAGTCACTTTCCCCCACTTGTCAGTATCTGCAGGCTTTTGAATAGTGACCGTATCGACTAGCATCCGTTTATCTATCATAGCCCACCCCCACAATTAGGCTAAAACCTGCTTGTTTTAGGGCGTTTTCAGCATCCAAACTAAGGTTGAAAGCCTGACCTGCTGTAATACTGTGTTGTTTGCTGTAATCAACTCGTGTACGGCCAATAGTAACGCTTGACATGGTTTGCTTTTCATCAGCTGTCATAACACCCGATGTGTCCAGATAGGCAATCTGGAACGCCATAGCTAGCTTAACGGCTTGTTTACGATAATCAGCCTCTTTCTCAAAGTCTATATACCGTTGATAGATACCTTGAGTGTAGAAATTAATAGCAATTTCTGCTCTTTTTTCTAGCTTGTCGAAGTCAGCTACTTCATGAAAGCCCATGTCGTCAAATTCTTCTTTTGTTAAATAAGACATAGTAACCTCCTTTTTCAAATAAAGGGGTTGCCACCCCTTATTTATTCAGCTTGCTCAAATTGTGTGGTCACATCTTCTACAAGCTCTAAAACTGCATCGACTTATATTTAGCCGTTATTCTTTACCTTTAATCTTAGTTTCAGTTGGTGTTTCAAGCTCGCCACCATCTGCCACCAATTCCTTAAAGCCATCTGCAATAAGTTGTACCTCAAGCTCGCTACCCTCTTGCACGGTGTACACTTGATTTTCTTTGATGTATTTCTTCATCTGCTACCTCCTATGATGATTTATGTGAAACGTAAACCCCATCTTCTTGAGATTTCAAGACAAACAAATCATGATACAAACGGTTTTGGTAAAGATAACCATCCCCCTCTGTATGTTGCCCAGGAGCAAAGAGATAGATAGAGTTAAATTTAGCTTTGGCAATGATAGCTGTCTTGGCCACAATCAAGAAATTGATATCTTTACCACCAGCAGATTTTACAAATCCAGTTGTGAAATCAAATTGAGTTTTGAAACGTGCATCATCCCATACCTCAATAAGTTGCACTCCATCAAGTGATGTTACACGTGTGTCAATACCCTGTGGTGCTGTCGTATTGATTGAGCGTGTAAAGTCTTTAGAACGCTCTAGGGCATCCATTACCTCGCTGGATACATACATGACAAGATTTGATGCTCCATATTTACGCATTGGCAAAATAGCAGCTTTCAAAATTCCATAGACATTCTCCGGTGTAATGCTATCCTCTTGCTTGAAATGATGGCCATTGATTGCAACTGTTGCAACTTTAGAAAAGCGGTAAGCATCAACTTCTGGCGTTGCATGCTCTGAAATGAATGTATTTGAGATGTTGGCAGCTGAGAGCTCCTGGTTTGTTTCGTCAACATCCGCTGTATCAACGAAAAACTCAACATCTCGGTCAAATCCAAGAGTATAAACGTTTTTATCGTTTGATACTGTACCTGAGTTGTAACCCTTAGAGCGTGTATGTGCCTTATATCCTGTTACAGAAATTGTTGGCAATTCAAATGATCTTGCACCGAGCCAATTTACTTTTGGCGTTTCAAGAATGGCAGTCAATGAGCCTTGCATGAGGCGTTTTTCAAACTGCCCCTCATGTTTTGTGATGTAATTGATTGACATCTACTATTCCTCCTTTTTATTCTGTTAGCCCCAATGCCTGTGCGAAGGCATCTGGTGCTGGGTCTGTTGCTGTTGGATTTCCAAACGCAACGATATTTGGGTTGGGCTTGCCATCTTCTTCTGCTTGGAAAAGATAGGGGTCACTTTCCTTCAAGCCATTGATAACATCGTCAAGCTGTGGTTTTCCATTCTCATCGAGTTCAATGGCATCAACATCAATAAACTTCATCAAGGTTGATGGATTGTGTGCGGTTGTATCTTTCAAAGCAAGGTTGATAGCATTCACCTTATTTGTTTTTGCCAGTTCATCAGCAGCCTCTTGTTTATACTTGTCGTAGTCTGCTTGCAATTTATCAATCGCCTCTTTTTGTTCAGCGCTGATACTTTCAAGCGATTTTAAGTGTTCAACTTGCTCCTCTGCTTTTTCTAACTGGTTTTTCAAACTATCTCGCTCTTTGGTAATAGTTTCCAAGGCTGATTTGTCCTCGTTGAGCTCTTTTCCTCGCAAGGCAAAGACTGATTTAGCCTGTTCCTCTGTCAATCCAAGATTAAGTAGTTCCTCGGTTGTAAATGCCATGTTTTACCTCCTTAGTTCTTTTTAGGTGGATAACTCCCACCGAAAAAGCAAAAAATGTTATTTACTATCTCAGTTTACTTTGGGTGTAATGGGTTTTTTTACGGTTTTAAGACAGCAAAAAACACCAAGATTTCTCTAGGTGTTTCGTGTTAGATTTATGTGGTAGCAAATACTCTAGGGTCTCTATAGTACCTCTCACGGTTTTCATCACGATATAAGAATGGATGGTCATCAATGTACGATTTTAAGGCTCTCTTCTGGTCTCTCAGCTTTGTTTTGTATTTATCGGTTAATTCATCATTGTGCATGATTTCGGCAACGTGTAACTGCTCTTTAGAGTTTCTAATAGCTCTTTCCATTGCTCGTTGCTTGCTTTGGATATTGGCGTTCTCAATAGCTTGTTCTTCCGTCAAGTCCTTCAAGTCATCGTCAATATCAGGCATATAGTTAGCTCCTGGAATAAAGGGTGTCATAGTATGCCCACAGTTAATGCCTTGACATCCTCCGGGCTTTCCATAACCGTAATCATCAAGAGCATATATCTTAACACCTTCCTCAGTCCTAGCTTGTCCAGTAGTGACTATCTGATTTTGAATAGGTGCACACATTTCCCGTGCCGCTGCCTTGATAGAGTAATAGAACGTATCTATTCCTAGTTCTTGCGCCGGTCTCATTCTCATTTCATTGAATGTACGTCTAACAGTCGTCTTAATGACCGTCCTAGCATAAGCATCAGCTCTTTGCCTACGCCCTGCCTTGTCGGTGTAACCATAGAAACCCCGCTGTTGAAACTTCATAATTGTTTCATCCAAAGCACTTTGGTGTGTAGCCATTCCAGTGACAACTTTAGCTACTGTAGTTTCTATGATGTCCTTATAGGTCGCTTGGACGCTCTTAGGAAGTGTGGTGTTTATAAGGTTGTGGACATCATTAATTGCTTGATTAGAGTAACTGATGAGGTCGTTCATAACCTTATAATCATAAGCATTAGAATTTAATTGCTCATGAGTGTCTTTATAAACCTTGTAACCCTCGTTCTCGATGATGTCTCTGATTAGTTCCTCAGCAATTCCAGACCGTTCAGCAATCAGTTTAACGTTGTAATCATTCAACATTCCAACGTCTGCCATCTTTTCGAGTTGCCACAGATACGGTTGTTGCTCGAGGTAATAAGTCCCTCGGTCATGCAAGCGTTCCACAACGTTGTCGAATAGGTCGTTACATAGCTGACGGTAGATGTCCGAAACATTATCAGCCATCAACATTAATTGTTGGTCGTTCAGTTTGATGGGTTTCTTTTTGTCAACCATAGGACACCTCAATCATCCAAACCAGAATAACTTAATCTACCGCATTTTTTACACTCGTAATAGCCCGGTGTTCCAGTAATGTGACTGGGCATATACTTGTAATCATGCCAGCAGAAATTTTGGCGTGCTTTTTTTAGCACCCACATAATAATATGAGTAATCATCTTCTTTACTCCCCGTAAATATCAACTTCATCGCTAGTCCTAAAAGCGTTAGCACTTGCCATCGTTTCATCATTGATTGATTGATAAATCTCTTTGGCTTGTTCCTCGGTCACGTTTAGAGTCTTCTCAATGGCCATAGTCTTAGGTGCAAAACCAGCCATTACCATCTTAGCCCAGTAGTCGAGTTCAGCATGACGATCAGTGAATACACCATCATCTAGGTTTACTGAAATGTCGTCAAGCTCTGGAATAGTGCCCTTGTAGAGTCCAACAGCTTTACCAAGCTCACACATAGACACGCAAAGCTCTTTAATGGACTGTTCGACAAGTGCCACAATGCTATTGCGCATTTGATAGGTGTCAGAGTTTTCGCTTACGATTTCAGTCGCTGTCTTAACCCCTTGACCATCGAAGGTAAACATGCCACTAGACACTCCGATTTGCATTTCAAATAACTTAAGTCCTTCGGTAATAGCTGAGATGTAATCAGACGATCTAATAGGTGTCGTAAGGTCTGTAATAGCTCCACTATCCATGTTGCCTGCTGCTATCTGCATGTAAACATTCTGTTCAACGTCAAAACGGCGTTTAAAGTGGATTGTGCCGTCTGCATCTTGTACCTTCAGCTGTGTCATTTGCTCAGGAACAATCACGCGCCTTTGACCCATCTTGACCTCCCACATAAATTCGTCGTAGGTACGATTGATGAAGTCAATGGTTGTTTTAGCGTTATCAAAGATAGATAGACCAAGTGGACTGTTAATATCCTTGTTGTTCATTCCTGGAGTCTTAAGGTATGTAAATAATGGACGTGAAAGGTCTTTTAAGACTGTAACTGGTTCAAGATCTGGATAAAGCTCGCTTAAGTTGACACGTTGACCCAGTGAGCTATCAGAGTTTGATTTGTATAGCTCGTTAGTGATACGGTACAAGCTCTTGTCTTTTGTGCTACCGTACTCGCTACCGTCTTTTGTGACCCACTCATGAAATTCTACCAAGGTGTAGTACACGTTGTTTTTGCCCTCTGATTTGATTGTTTTAGTCAGAATGGCAGCACTTGATACATCCTGTGTATTGCTTTGTAATGGCAAGAAAACGGGTGCTTGGATAAATGCTACACGTATCTTGTCACCATCGACATAAGGGCGCATAGCGAGACCTCCAAGGGCTAGAACGCTTTCTAGGTAACGCTCAAAGTTCTTATTAAAGCGGTCATTCCCCAACATATCATTAAGGAAATCATTAAGCGTATCATCATTTGCTGTGATTTCCGCTTGCTCATTATAGACAAGGCTAGCAATCTTTTTAGATGCCGTACGTGCAATAGGCAAGTGATTTAGCTTCCTATGCTTTCTATCGCCGTCTGTATTAGTGTATTCGACATCATCAAACTTAGATTGATAGTAGCTCAAATTATGTTGAATACGACGAAACTCCTCTTGCGTTACAGCAATTTTCGGATGATCTAGAATACTGTTTAGGTTTGATGTTGTCATGTTATATCTCCCTTGTTTGAAAAAGTCCTTCACTTTCTGTATTAGGTTCATTGTTATTCTCCTTATGAATGACCAACACGCAAACCAAGTACCCTTGCGTTATCTAAAACAAAATATTGGGCAACGTCACATGTATGGTCGTCGTCTTTAATGACATTCGGATTGTCTGTCTGGATAGTCTTTTCATCCCATCGGTACATCTTATGCTCTTCGATGAATACCTTGTTATTCTCGATGTCGAGGTAATAGAAACGCCCCTCAGCTAGTAGCGACTGGAATGTGTCAATCATTGTCACCTTCTTTAATTTAGCTACTGGATGCCATCTAATGGCAAAATCTAGGTACATCTGATTACGGATAGCACCTTCAGCACTATCGATGGTGTACTGTAGGATTGGTACTTTATACTGTCCAACGACCTTGGTTGTGAAATAGTAAATATCCTGTGATAACTGGCTAGGTGCTTTCTTAACGACTTGCCCAGCTGGTGAATAGTACCAAGTATCAAGTAAGATAACCTTTCCTTTGGCTGTGATACCAAAAGCACAGCAAGCAGTGGCAGATTGTTGATGTCCACCGTCAAGTGCAAAAGAAATACCTATAAGCCTATCATCGCTAGGTAAAGCCTCTAAGGGGTGGAATGTAGCCATGTTATAGATGTTATTACCCAATCCTACTGGCTCTCCTAGATAGACATAGCGGTAGTAGTCGTAGTCGTTCTCTTTAATACGCTCTATGTCGGCCAACATCTGATCATTCACAAACTCTAATTCATCATCAAGATAGGTACTTGAATGACACAGATAATTATCCTCCGTCTTCATTTCTTCGTACCATTCATTGATCCAACTATACGGATTGATAGGTGGATTGTACGACCAGAATATTTGCACGAATTTGGCGCGTGGGTGTTTCTGTCGCATGAAAGTAATGTTAGTCTGGTCAAACTCTTCAGCACTTGAAAACTCAGCGGCTTCCTCATACCAAACAGCAACGATATTACCAATGTTGTTTGATTTTAGTTTTTGGTAATCGTCCAAGCCGTAGAAGTAGAAGGTTGAGCCAGTCTTTTTGTGTGTGATCTTGAATGGACTGACCGTCATTTTAAAGCGATTGGTTAGACCAAACAAGGACAAGCCCCACTGAATCTGATTGTAGACACTGTCCCTGATTGTGTTAGCCACTTTGCGGATAATTACAATGTTTGCTGTCTCACCTTTCACGATGTACCAAAGCATTATGATGATGAGTTTCAAAGTAATCACAGACGACTTGAACGAGTTCCGACCACCTTTCAGAATGTTGTAAGGCTTTTTAGACATCCACACACTTTTAAAGTGAGGGTTAACGTTCTTCTGAATATCAATTACCTTCATCGTCAACCTCCCAACTATCGACAATAGTAATCGTATCGTCTTCTATCTGTGTATCTGTCAACTGTGCTTTCAACCTCTCAATCTCAAGCTCTAGTTTTTCAGACTGTTTAGCTGTTGGGTAGCGTTTCAGAATTTCGTTAATGGCTTTGATAACTGTATTGTTATCTGCTTTTTTCATGATACGCTCGATCTCCCCCGTGACCGGATTCATCATGATAACTTCTTCATCACGTTTACCTCTGGCAATGTCAGAAAGGATAGAAAGTCCCTCTTCCGCATCCATGATGTTCGACTTGTGTTGCTGTCGTCTTCGCTTATGGATTTCTTCCATTTGCTCATCTATGTAAGCTTTTATGCCAACGTTTGCCAATAATTTATGTGATTGACTTCTTGCATAAGTTTTAGAGTAGCCAGCTTCTAGCGCTGATTGCTCGATATTCCCTGTCTTGATGTATTCGTCGGCAAAACGTTTCTGTCTTTCTTTCATCGATCCTCCTTTCAATCAAAAAAATCACAAGTATAATTACTCATGATTTCATTTTATATGCTAAAAGAGGGGGTGTTTTACGGTTATTTCGACAGTGGAATATTTTTATATGTAGCGACCACGTAGTCATCAAACCACTTATTCAGCTTAGTATATGCTGATGATTGAGAAAGAAATAGTATCCTCTGACAAGCTCCGATTACATTCATATGATTATAGACGTAAACCTCTTTTACAGTCTCTAATAGTAGCTCATCAGATTTCTCTATGTATTCCTCTGTTGTTGATCTCAGATTGGTTAGAAAGCCCGCTTTTTCGAAGTTGTTTTCCAAAAATGCCTCATGTATTTTCTTCTCGAGAACGGTTTTCTTTGGATTCTTCTTATCCCTCAAAAAATACCACTTAAGCCAGTTGATTTCTCTACTATGATTAATAGACAACCTATCAATTTTCTTTTTTGTCATCAATAACCTCCACCAGAACTACACACCGAGCGCATAAGCTTTATTCGTTATTTGTTACAGTTACAGGAATAATGCTTTCAGGCATGTACTCGACTTCATATTTGTACTTATTGACTTTCGTACCTTCAGTTAAATCTTCGACAACATACATGTTATTGCCTGTTAGATTAACAAGATGTTTCTTATATTTGCCTTTTGCAACTTCAGCGATGATGACTAGCTTGCTTTTATTCTCTGTTGATACAGAAATCAATCCTTTTGCAGTAAATTCAATCTTATCAGTACGTGTATTGATAACTGTTACACGCCTACGAACATTGAAATTATCAGCTTCCTTGCTGACATTATAAGAGACCTTATCAGCCTCCGAACAACCGGCCAACAATGCAAGTCCTGTCAAGCTAACTACTGCCAATGTAATAATTTTATTTTTCATTTCCTCGTCCTTTCAAATACTCTGGAATTTCATCCCCGATCTGCACGCTGTCGTACTGCTCTTTGCTTACAAGGAACTTGCCATACGCCCCACAATCAAGCGTGTAGAGTTTTCCGACCATAGATTTGCCGGTTACCTTGCCGTGTAATTCAACGACATTATCTGCCTTGTGGATTACCACGGTCTCGATAGGTCTGTTAACCACTCGTAGAACAGTAGTCACGTTAATCGCTAGTGATACTAGTAGTAGGATTGCCGCTATCGTTAACTGGTTGTCTCGTTTTTGTTTCATAAATACCTCGCTATCTCTTTAATTACGTTAACGGTCACGCTATTGCCTGCTTGCTTGTATAGCTGACTGTTGCTATTGACCTCTTGCGCCTTGTCAAACGCCCAATCTGGGAAACCTTGCAATCTCCAGCACTCTCTAGGTGTTAGCTTTCTGATTCTGAAATTAGGCATTACCACACCTTGGCTATCACCAGTCACTAATGTGTTAGCTATACCTTCGCCAACTCGCCCTCTTCGTGTTTTAGAACTTGGATGTGCTAGGTTAACACTGTCTCCCACGCTTGCTTCAGCATAACCTTTTTTTGTAGCTTCACGGACACGGATTTTAGGCTGTCTACCACCGCCTTGCATTGTGTTTAGCGTTGGAGAAATGCCTTCAGGGTCATAGACTCTGCCGTTTTGTTCGTGCGATCCTGGTAGATTGCCAGCCAACAATATCTTAAGAGGGTCTTTCTGTGTTGTGGTGCTGCAAAGAGTAGGCGGCAAAGAGTCAACCGAAACCACATCGCCACTCTGAGACTTGCCTTTTTTTCTGATATTCCCAACCTTATTTATTTTTGGTTGTTCACAATCAATCGTTTCACCATTTCCTCCGATAGGAAAAAATTTTCGTCCACGGTCGCCTCTAAGATGTCCGATAATGAACACACGTTCCCTGTTTTGTGGTACTCCGAAATCTTTGCTGTTAAGCACTTGCCATTCCACATCATACCCGAGTTCATCCAACGCTGAGAGGATTGTCTCAAAGGTATCTCCTTTGTCGTGGTTGAGGAGTCCTTTGACATTTTCAAGGAATAGATACTTAGGTTTGAGTATAGAGGCGAATCTTGCGATTTCAAAGAAGAGAGTCCCTCGAGTATCTTCGAATCCTCTTCGATGTCCAGCAATGCTGAAAGCTTGACACGGAAATTCTCCGCATATAACGTCAACGTGTCCGATGTTTCTGATTTCTTCGTCTGTGACTGTGGTAATGTCATGTAGTTCTATTTCTCCCTCCGTGTTGTGAATTGCTTTATAGCTAGCTCTAGCGAACTTGTCGATTTCGCAGAATGCCACACACTCATGCCCTGCTGATTCCATTCCTAGTCTGAATCCGCCAATTCCTGCGAATAGGTCAATGAATTTCACAAATCTTCCTCCTTAACGAATGTTCCATTTACCATCTTTTCTTTCCGATTCTTGATTTCCTCGTATGCAATACTTAGACACTCAGTTACATCAAGGTCTAATTGATGTGCTAGTACGATGATTGTTACCAACGTGTCTCCGATTGCGTCCTTAAGAGCTGCTTGCGGTTCCGTGAATTTCGTCGGTTTCAAGAGGACATCCCGAATTTCTCCGACTTCCTCAGTTACACGCATCCACTGAATCTTTGGG